CTTGGGGTGGTGCGGCTGAATCCTTTGTGAGAGCCAAGTTAATTCTTGATTTAAACGGGGACTCTGGACCCATGCGTATTTTTAAGCAAAAGCAACTTGCTGAATTTTGGTCAGATGCCCCAGATGCCTTTGACACGCTTCAGTCCATTGGGGACTACAAGCAAGGCGATGAGTGGGAACTTGAGGCTTTTATCAATCCAGCCACAAAGAAAGTTAATTCTGACAAGGAAATAAAAGACCAGATTCCGACAAGATTTATGACGGTCGATGTGCAGAGAACTGGATTCTATTGTTTGATTCGTTCTTGGGCAGAGGGTGGTACAAGCCGCCAGAGGCGTTGGAAGTTCCAGTCCACTTGGAATGATGTTGATGATTATGCCAAGTCAAATGGAGTTCACAAGGCTCTCGTTTATGTTGACTGCGGAGACCAGTTTGATGATGTTATTCGTAACTGCGGAATCTTTGGATTCACTGCCCTTCGAGGCGACCAGCGTAGTGAGTTTGCGTGGAAGGTTCAGACCGCTGGCGGCATGAGAACTATCAATAAGACATATGCACCTGCCCGCCTTGTTAATGCTGGAACTGGCGTGGTGCGTGTGCACCACTTCTCTAACTTGGCGTTGAAGGACCAACTCAGTCGTCTCAGAAAGACGGGTCGTCATACTTGCCCTTCAGATTGTGGTCAAGATTACATTGAACAGATGGAATCCGAGGCCCGAGTTATGAACTCAAGCGGGAAGCCAGAGTGGAAGCGTATTGGCAACAGACATAATCACTTGTGGGACTGCGAAGTTATGCAACTCGTCCCAGCGGCGGCATTTGGCCTTCTAAGCGTTCCCAAGGAACTTGCAACAACAACAGAACAACTTACTCCAGATGAAAATAAGCAGGAGAAAATTGACGACACAATTGCAACGGATGGCAACTAAGGTTTCCGCTTGCATTGCTCCGCAATGCATGCATGATGTTCTATGTGATGGTTCGGTGGTAATTGTGCATGGCAACGGCACAAGAGGTTTCTCAGCAGAAATGCTGAAGGGTGTTCTACTGATTCCCCGTATTTCCTCGATTGACTCCACCAACCATTGCTTTACTTTAGATGGCCGAAGATACTTGAAGCAGAAATGCTCATACCCAGCGGTGGGTCATACAATCTGAACGGCATCTATTCACTTTAAAAAAACAAACAACAAATGGCTGGACGCTCATACAGAATAGAAAACGGAACGAAGACCCTTCTTCCGACCGAAAGGCAACTTGCCAGAATGGAAGAAATAAAACAAAGAACATTTGTTGATATAAGGGGATATAATGAAAATTCTCTCTTTTCAGATAAGGCACAGCGTGAACATTTGCTTGACTGGGCGAAAGCACAAGACCCAGCATATTTGGCTAAGTTAATAAGAGAAGGAAAAATAACCGAAGACTACATTAAAGCAATGTGGCTTAGAAACTATCTTGATAGAAAAAAGGGATTTATGCCAAATGACCTGTTAAACCCAGACAGCAGATGGAATCTAAAGTCTTTAGAAGACATTTTTCATGTTCAAGCCGTTGAGCATGGTGCTCTTTGGGATAAATTTGGAACATTTATTGGATACACAACAGGAACTTCCAGCGAAGTTACACTTGGATTTGGAGAAGGCATGCTTACGGGCGGAACTATATTACACAATCATCCAACACAAAAAATGGATGCTCTTGGTGGTGGATTTAGCGTATACCAAGAAACAGATAAGAAGGGAAAATTTGCTGGAGATTTTATTACATTTAAAAACAGTGGTGCGGGCAGAATGATTGCCGCTGGCATTGAGGGCAGTTATGAGTTGACCGCACCAAGAAGCCCAACATATTCAATGAAAGACTTAAAAATCCTTCAATCTGAAGCAGAAGAAATAAGAAGAAAAACTTGGGATAAGTACAAAAGCGTCAGAGGTGCTTTTTCAACTGGTCTATACGCAAGGGCTAACGCAATTTCTCACTTTGAGGCTTTAAAAGATTTTGCCAGAAGACATGGGTGTAGTTATACATTTAGACCCAATAAAGGGTATGAAGACCTTCTAGAACCTTCCGCATTGACAAAGCCATTAATTCGTAATAAATAAACACATGACACAAAAAAGCAAAAAGCCAAACACTGGAATTAAAATTAAAATAATTGACGGAAAGCAGAATTATTCTCCTTTTGAATTGTCTTCCAAGAAAAAGCAGGAAATAAAAGACAAGGTTGATAATCTTTACAATAAGTTTGTAAAGAAAAACGACAAAAATTAAGATTTTGTTGACATTGGGCCACTAATATGGCCCAATCTGCAATCGGAATCTTTGTCGGTCTACCCCGTGCTACAATTGAACAATTGCGGGATAAGGCAGTTGCATTAATACTCGAAGGCAAAACCATAATGTCTTACGGAGATGGCGTCACAAACGCCAGCAAGCAGTTTGCCCTTCCCCCTGCTGACATGCTAAATGAGGCAAAATATGCCCTTTTACTGCTAGACGGGGGTCGAGTCAGAGGATTGAGAACCAATTACAACCGACAAGTTGATAGATGAGCAATACACCAAAACCAACAAGTTTATTTGACAGAGCCAGACTGGCTATCTCTAACGCACTACGCCCAAAGGCGTATATGGGTGCGTGGGAATCTGCCCGTCAGTCTGTTCACAGAACAAGAGTCGATGCTCCCGCACCGACCGATTTCCGCTTAGAGTTAACTGACTCAGTCAGAAGGGAAATGGTTCGTCTTTCACGCTGGCTTGAGAAGAATAACGGACTTTTTCGTCAAATAATCTCAGATACCGCCATTTATACTATTGGTGACGGCATAATGATGCAAGCAAACGGCGGAGACTTTGATTGGCAATCGCTTGTGGAGGCAGAATGGGACCAAGAATCCGAAAGCCCAGAAGTGACGGGAAGGTTTTCACTGTTAGAATCGCTTTATATAATTTGTGAAGCCCTTGATAGAGATGGTGAAATTTTTATAATTAAGGCAAAAAGAAACGGAATTCCAAAATTTCAGTTGGTAGAAACGCATCGTGTTGAAACACCCTTCGACATGACATCGGACCCAAGCATCAATGACGGCATTAAGTATAATAAGTTTGGTGTTCCAACGGTTTACTATGTAAAGCAGTCAGATGGAAACTTTACGCCAGTTCCAGCCTCGGCAATGATGCATGTCTATAATCCGACACATGCATCCGCATCAAGAGCCTACCCCCCTCATCAGCATGCTATTACCAATTTGCGTGATGAAATGGACCTGCTGTCCATGGAAAAGGTGGCGGCTAAAGATAATGCAAGAATCAGCCGTATTCTGAAGACAAATGACCTTGGTCCAGATAATGGAGATATTGGTCTTGGCGTTCCAAATACAAGCGGAACACCAACTAATACGACTGAAATGAATCGCATCCTTGGTGGCGTTACGGCAGTCCTTCAGCCAAATGAAGAACTTATTTCGCACCAATCTGCTCGTCCAACTACTGCATTTACGGGCTTTATTGAGCACCTTCGCAGAGACTCTTGCCTCGGCTCACTCCCGTTTGAGTTTTTGGCAGACCCAACAAAGGCTGGCGGAGCATCGGTCCGCCTTGTCGTAGCCAAGGCTGGAAGATATTTCTCGCACAGACAGAATATCATCATCAAGCGATTCCTCAATCCGTACTTCCAGTATTGGCTTGGAACTAAGATTAACCGTGGAGACCTGCCATCTGCCAGAAATTGGTGGAAGGTGGAATGGATGACTCCACGCTCCGTTACTGTTGACGCTGGTCGTGATGCCGTTTCGGACCGAGCCGACCTTGAAATGGGAAGAACTACCATTGAGGATGACTTTGCGGCTAGAGGTTATCAATACGAAAAGACGATGCGTAAGAGAGCCAAGAACTTCCTATTCCTTGAGAAGTTAGCCAAGGATACTGGACTTAGTCGTGACGACCTCTTCAGATTCTCTCCACAAGGGGGAATGGAGGGTGCGGCTGGCAACAAGCCAGCACTTGATAAGGATGGCAACCCCCTTCCAGATGAAAGCGGAAAGAACCCCCTCATTGAGGAAGGTCTTGAGTATGAAGACATTAAGGATACGGTTGGCGAACTTGAGCCAGAAACCGAAGCCCCAGATGTTTCTAGCGGTGTCACTCCGATTGAACGGAATGAAAGACCAATAGAAGCCCTTCCAAAACAGAATCAAGGTCGCTCAAAGCCGATTGACAATTCTTACAACGGATAACAAACTTATGATTAGAAACGACTTATGTTACGCAATCACCGCTGGGCGTCCAATGCTCATCGACCCACTAAAGGCACAAGCCTTTCTGGATAATGCAAATATAATCTTATCTAATCCAGACATTGCTTATCATATGTCTGCTTGGACTGATAAATATATAAACAAGTCCGAGAAGAAGAGTCGCAGGTCTAGAGCGGCATCGCCTTGGGGCGATGACGAAGATGGCCCATCTAACAATGAGTTAGAGAACTTCTTTCACGAACTCCTTGAGCCCAAGGTTGAAGATAACATTGGGTATATTGATGTCAAGGGCGTGATTGGCAAGGGCTTGACAAAGGTTGAGCGAATGCTTGGATGCACTGACCTTTGCGACATTGCATGCACACTTGATGCTTGGGAAAAGCGTGAAGATGTCAAGGATGTTGTCTTTAGATTTGATTCTGGCGGCGGCTCAACTACTGGGCTTGAGGAACTTGCCAAGAAGATTAGAAACTACCCAAAGGCAACAACTGCTTATTGCGAAGGCGATTGCGGTTCCGCCGCATACTGGCTTGCTTCTCAATGTGACCGCTTTATGGTTACTCCATCATCGAATATTGGTGCTGTTGGTATATACCTGACACTCAAGGACTTAAGCGATAAGTATGAAAAAGAAGGCGTTAAGATTACCGTTATTAAGTCTGGCGATTATAAGGCCGCTGGCGTTGAACATATGCCACTCACATCCCTTCAGTTCCAAAGGCTCCAAGACGAGGTTGTTGAACTTCATAGACGCTTTATTAGAGATGTCAAGTTTGTCCGTGCTTTCGTGGACGAAGAAAACTTACAGGGCCAATGTTTCTACGGTGACGAAGCCGTTCGGATTGGCATGGCTACCTCCCTTGTGGATGAATGGAAGCAAGCAAGGGATATAATTAAGGCCAATCGAGCAATGGCCGTCTCGCCTGTTACATCTAAATTAATGGCAAGAAACGGCCTCTAATTAATACGCAACCGAACATTTTTCGGTTGACAATAACTAAATAATAAGCACACTTATAAAACATGAGCAAATCCATTGAAAACATCCTTAAGCAACTCCTTGAATCACAGGAATCTCAAGTTAAGGCTTTTGACGAAAAGTTCGCCACATTTGCTGGCGAAAACAACACATACACCGAGCGTATGAAGAAGATGGAAGAAAGCCTCACCGAGGCCATGAAGAAGGTTCTTGAAATGGACAACAACATCAAGGAATACCACAAGCACACTGGTGCGAAGGTTGAGGCCATGGAAGCACAGTATGCTAAGATGTTTGAAAAGACAGAGAACGAAGGCACTAAGGAAGACGAAAAGAAGCATGAAAAGTCTGAGCCAGAATCAATCAAGAAGCAAGAAGAGGAAATGGAAGACGATGAAGAAAAGAAGAATAAGCAAGTCAAGAAGGACAAGAAAGAACACCTCAAGGAAGACGAAGATGAAATGAAGGATGAGAAGAAGTTAATGGCTAAGGAAGACTGTGAAGACGAAGACGAAAAGAAGGCATCCAAGATGCCTTCCGACAAGAAGTTAATCGTTCAAGGTCCACCCGCAGACGCTCCCGTTGCAGAAGACGAAGCCGAAGCATCAAATGACCTTGGTGGTATCAACAAGAACCAGACCGTCCTTGCCAAGCCAAACCAAAAGCGTCACAAGGAAAACCCACTTGGAAAGCCAAAGAATGCCGAAGAAACACTCCCAGAAACACAAGCGTCCGCAGAGACGGTTGAAACCCTTGCTTCTTCTGAATCTCCTGCGTCAGTTTCTGCCGCAGTTGCTGAAGTTGCTGAAGACAGCATTGATGCCAAGATTGAAGCGATTGCTAAAAAGTTTGCTTCCTTAACCGCACTGAAGCCTGTTGCCCTCGAAGAAGAACTCAACTCCACGAAAGCCACTATGGCTGTCGAAGTCAAGGCAAAGGAAGAAGCGGTTTCCAAGTACAAGGCTCTTGAAGAAAAGTTTGAAATGCTGATGAGCAAGGTTAACACAATTGAGAAGTCTGCAAAGACCATTGAAGAAAAGGCCGCTCAAATCGTCTCCAATCACGGAACAGAGGCGGTCGCCATTTCGGTTGACCAAGTCCCTGTTGCCGAAACGGATTTAGATATTTACAAGAAGTTTGAAGCCCTTGCTGGCGTCGAACAGCGTAAGTTCTATCTCGCTAACAAGCAGATTATCGAGCGTCACGCCTCTTCAGTCCTTCGCTCAAAGCGTTCTTAATTACTGCTTGACAGGGGTGTGCAAACCTGCACACTCTTGTCAATAACCCCAATAATAACCAAATACTAACATGGCAGGAAGAACATTCTATAAAGCGGCTGACGGCTCAATGACCCCAGCGGGCAAAGCCCGTGCTTATAACGCAGAACTCAGACGCAAGGCTAAGGCTGGAGGTCTTTACACTGGTGAGTCTAATTTCGGAACAGCAGGTAAGGATACTGGCGAAATCGCATATGGAGACGCTGACTCAGAAGTTCAGAATGGCGACATTATTGCCGTTAAGAACGAAGACGGCTCTGTTACCAGAACCAAGGTTACGGCAGAAAACAGAGATGAACTTTTAAATACCCGCAAGGGAACTATTAAGCCATCGGTTAAAGATTTCTCCGATTACGGTCCTTATCAAGAAGGTCAAAAACTTAAGGGTGGAACAAGTCGCAGATACGACAACGACAAGAAGCCAACCTCTGGTGGAGGCAGAGCGGGCGGTAGAGCAATTGTTATTCCTGCTTCGTTTAATGAACCCTCTAAGGGTGGTGCTAAGGGTGCAAGAACGGCCAATCGTAATAAGCAAAAAATCTTGCAAGGCAAGCCGCTTGTTAGCAAGAAGCAGAAGGCCAACGCAAAGCGTAGAGCAGACTCCAAGATTAAGACTGCAAGCACAAATAAGAAACTTAAGAAGTCCAGAGATAAGGCAAGAGCCGCAACTCGTGCCACAAACGCTCGTCTTCGTCAGCGAAAGGCTGATGGAATCAAGAAGAGAAGAGAAAAGCGAGAAACAAAGAAGTTTAACAAGGAACAGCGTAAGGACGCACAGAGGGCAAAAAATAAGGCTACGCCAAAGAAGGCTACGCCAAAGGCTCGCCGTAGCACAACTGACGCAACGGCCACAAAGGTCAAGAAGAAGGTCGAAAAGAAGGCTCCAAAGAACACGCCAAAGGGCAAACCAAAGAAGAGTTATGAGTCAGAGAGTGCAAGAATCTTCAGAGAGAGAAATGAATTTGAAAGTATGAGTCCAGAAGAAAGAGAGAAGTTCAGAAAAAATGGCGGTTAAAATTCTCAAATAATGACAAAAACAGAGCCCCCAAAAGGGGCTCTTTTGTTTGGCACGGTTGACAGCCCCCAAAAAGGAACCTTAATATATAACTTATAAACAATGTCCACATTTGGCTCTAACACTATTGGGGGTATTAACCTCAATCTTATTGCTCAAGACTCGCTCACAACGCTTCTTGCAGAATTCCCCCTCATCTCCAAGTTCACTACGAACTTTGGTGGCGAAATCGCTACTCGTGGCGAAACCGTCACAACTCGTATCGCCTCCCGTGTGGAGTCGATTACTGACATTGGTGCAAACGGATATGCCGTTAGCGATGTCACCTCTGAAGCCCGTCAAATCACGCTGAATAAGCATAAGGGTTTCGTGATGGGTTTCTCGGATGGTGAAGTCGCAATGGGTGGTTATGAAGTTCTTCGCAGAACCTTCATCCGTCCTGCCGCTTGGGCCGTCTCTAAGGCCGTCCTTGACGACATCTTCGCCCTCATCACCGAAAGCAACTACCCAGAAGTCGTTCCTTATGGTTCCACCGTTTATAACGGAACCGTTGCCGCTTTTGATGCTGATGCCGTTGCCAACATCTCACAGGCTCTTACCGACAGATTCGTTCCTCAGAATGGCCGAATCCTTATCGTCAAGCCCTCGCTGTACACATCTCTGGCTAAGGATAACGCCATCAGTGCACAGTATGCTTCGGGTACTAACGCTCCTCTTACTGAAAATCTTCTGCCTCGTATCCACGGGTTTGAAGTCAATCAGTATGCGGCCTTCCCATCTGGCACTGTCACTAACATGAAGGGCATTGCTTGCAACTCAGAGTCCATCATCATCGCCACTCGCCAGCCCGCCCTGCCCACCAACTGGTATGGCAATGTTGCCTCGGCCACAGACGAAAAGTCTGGCCTCACCGTCCAAGTCCGTGAATGGTATGACGGCGACCAAGGTAAGCAGAAACTCTCAATGAGCATCCTCTACGGAGTTCAGAAGGGTTCTATCGGTACGCTCGGTAAGATTATCGCCTCTTAATCTTCTTAAAGATAAGAAAAACAAGACCCCCAGAAATGGGGGTTTTTTGTTTTAGTTGACAATTGTCCAGCATGAAATGGCATTTCCAGATTATTCTATTGTTCATTATGAACGCCCAGACCCAGTAACGCCAGCAAATACAATTGTTGAGCGTCCATTGATTTTTACAAGAGTGACAGAGGCTAGAACATTTTATAATTATTGCGTATCGCAAAATTGGCGTTGCTGGCTTTTTGAAAAGCCACAGCCCAACTTATTTCATAGAAACGACAGCATTACTGTTGTTCCATATGTGAATCAAGACTAATAGTTGACATATCTCAATATTCATGGCTTACCCAGCATATTCCATTGTTGTCATCGAAACGACAGTAAACAATGTCACAACCGCAGAAACTGCTATTTTTCAAAAGAATGCAGACGCTGTAATTGTGTATGAAAATGCAATTAAGATTGGTAAAAGAGCATTTTTATACGAACAGCCAATTCCGACAAAGTTTCGTAGAAAAGACAGTCAGCCGTTTAGCACTGGTAATTAACGCTTGACATACACAAATTTAACCCAACAATACACCACATGTCACTAAGATTCTCATTTTTAATCACAATTGATTCAAAGGGTACTCCTTCTGCAAAGATTTACAAGAAGGAAAATGCACAAGATGGATTAAACGACTTTTCCAAGGCAAGGGAGCAGGGCAAGGAAGCGTACTGGTTCCATTCCCCAAAGGAGGACAAGCGTTGCAAGTCTGAAGTGGCAAGACAAGAACAGGCGGATGCCGTGACTGGGATTTCAAAAGAAGTCACTGAAGAGATTAAGGTTGTCGAGTCAACTGGAACGACCAATAAGCAACCAAAGTTTGCTTCTGGCCTTACAGACTTAGATTAAAGTTGACAATAAGCCACGAATGTGGCTTATCCAGATTATTCTATTGTCATCATTTCCGTCACCGAGGGTGGCGTAACGACTGATTACGCTAAGTGCTTTTTCAACAACGCCCTTGCGGACAAGTATTACAAGCAAGCGGTTTCAGAAGGAAAACGAGCATTCTACTTTGACCGACCAACCCCGTCAAGATTTGAAAGAAATGACACACAAAAGTTGGTTGTAAATTCTCAAAAGAACCTTGAACTTCAACCAGTAACAACTCCATCTGCTTCTGGAGACCAAGGAAGTACAATAACTGTAAAAGAAGCATTTTCTGTTGCTACAAGCATTATTGTTGAAAGCAACCTCAAGGTAATTGAAACTATTCAAACTGCAAGTTTTCAGGCTGGAGAAAAGGTTTATGAAATTCACGACAATCTTTTTACTAAGATTAGAAAGTTTATTGGATTTGAATACAAGCCTTATAATACAATAGCGGCTGAATTAACTCATACAAACAAAAGAATTGTATTAAGACATAATGGCTCTGGCTTTTTTCTTGCACCAACAATTACAAAACTGTGGCCCGACAAGGATGAATATGTTGACCAACAACCAGTTCCTTTTTTAATTGATATTGAAGGTGCTATGGTTGGAGATGGTTTAAAGACTGAGAGAAGAACATATAACGGTATGCAGTCTGACACTGGGGTTGTCTCTTATTTTTATCAATATTTGCCAGAAGATACTCTTCTTTTTGAAACTATTGATTTCAAGTTCCTTTCAGATGGAGCGGGATGGTACACAAGATTAGCAAATGGCGGCGGCGGTGGCGGTGGCGGCAATAGTTATTCTAATTGCGACCAAGAAGGTACACTTTATCAAGAAGAAATTGGTAATGCCCTGAACAGCGGACTCACCAACGATGAGGGTGTATATATTCCATTTGTAAACGGAAATGCTACAACATTAATTAAGGCTGATGGAAAGTGCGGAACAAGCCAAGAACCATCAGTTAAGTGGATGGAGGCTGGAGTTGCTATCACTGAAGACTTTTATTATGTTTACAAACATGACGGAAATGGTGGTTATTCTAGGGAATTACAGCCAAATGTTGCTGACCCAGAAATTCCAACTCCAGAAGACGGACACGACCCAGAAAAGCAATGCCCTCCAGCGGGAGATATTGCTGGAGAAGAGAGAGAATACACTCAACAGGAAGTCATTGGCAACGATGAGCGTCTTGGTGAATACAGGTATAATCCAGTGGTTCATATTAAGGTTATTATGAATGATGGTGAATGTGGAACATATGTGGAAAGTGAAAGAGACGAGTTTGTTGAGGCTGGAATATTTATCAAAACAAACTATCAAGAATCAACTGGAAAGACTTGGATAATGGTTACTGATGTAAATGGAGGATGGGGTGCTTATGAGGCTTTTGACACTACGGAAACCGATGGTAGCAATGTTCCAGACCCAGAACCGCCACCAGAAGAACCAACCGTAGTTGAACCACCTCCTCCTCCTCCAGAAGACCCTTGCACGGGTGGAAATCCAAACTCCCCAACAGGAACATATAGAAGAAAGCCCAATGGAGACTTCTGGGGCAAGTTCGCACTTGGTGGGCTCAAAAGAAAGGTTACAATTGGAGTTCCAGCGGGATACCAATCTTCTAATATTGCTGGGACTGGAACTGGAACAACTTGGACTTTCTGCACTGGACAGAGATGGATGGATAGACAAATTTCCAAGGGTTCATGTGAGGGCTGGTCAAACGAGCCAAACGCAAGTGAATCAACATGGCAACAGCCAGCAGGAGCGGATTGCCCATCTTTCCCCGCTGGGCCAGCCCTTATGGGTGGACAGGGTGGAGTTGCAAATTCAAACGAAGAAGTCATAAAGGTTTTTTACAAACTTGAGGCAAAGGTAAATGGTGTTCAAACTTTTTCTACCAAGCAGTTCTTCCCAAGGCATGACGGCCATGGCAATGTCGCTTGGGTTCCTTATAGCAACAACTAAGGGGTAGACACCAAACAAGGGGTGGCAGAAATGCCACCCTTTTTTATGTCTTTATGGGATGAAATATCTGCTGACGGTAGCCAGTTCTTAAGTGAATTTGGAAGGTCAATTACATTTAGAGGGATAAGCGTTGTTGCCCTTGTAGACACCAATCCAATTGAACAGGCTCTGGAAAATGGAGGATTTGTGTATACCTCTGGATACCGTGTTCGCATGCTTGCTGTGGCTGGCTCTGTCTACGCAGTGACCCCTCCAAGGCACGGAGAATCTATGGCGGTATATGGACACCCATACACCATTAAACAGGTCACAGTGCGGCCTCCAAGCCCTTGGATTGATGTGTTCGTCATCGCCTCTAATCAGTAATGGCATCATCGACAGTTACAGTAGAAGCATTTTACCCAGTTCCCGTTGAGACAATAAGGGAATTTAGAAGACTTGGTCACATATTCTTAAGGGAACATTCCGTAAGCATGTGCCATGACCTTATTGGGGCATCATATCCACTAGCGGCTGGTTCATTTGATAAAGCAATTGGAAACCAGCAAAATGTAGCAAATGGTGCATTTAAATCAATCAGAGCCAGAACACTGGCTAACTGGTTGTTTGATAAGGACTACCAATCTGCCGAGCAATATAAATTTAACGGATTTAGTCCATATATAAATCAATTATATAATCAAAAAGAATGGCTTAGACTTGAGGCCGTGTTCAAGGGAGCACCTCACAACATTCAGCCAGACGGGAAGTCTCCAGTTGAAGTTGCCGACACGGCAACGCTTGAGATGCTTTATGATTGGAAAAAGCGTAGAGGGAGAGCCACCCAGAAGAAGCCAATTTATATTAGAAACTGGAAGTCAATAGACGCCGTAAAGAATAATAAATCAATATTCTCCAGAGTCGGAGTGATGGCTGGCGGATGGCTAAAGGCCGCAAAAATGCTTGGAAACAAGCCAAGGGCAAATACAAAAGGTTTTTATAATCAAATTTGGTTGCAAAAGGGGGGTCTTGGAAGTGCTATGATGACTGAAACTGAGGGAGAAATAACATATACATTCTACAATGAATATGCTAATATTGGCGGATACATGACCAAGCCCGCCGCCAAGGCGGCTATCAAGGCCAGACATGCATTATGCGATGCTGAGTTCCCGTTGCTCTGGGACCAAACGATGAAAAACACGGGCTATTCCCCCACTTGACATAATTACAATAATATGAGCGTTAAAAGAGCAGTAGAATGGAACTTCAAGACAAGGCTGGCAGAAGAGTTTGCTGGTTGGCCGATTTCGGTTAATTTGTTTGAGGCATCCAGACAGGAGGAAAGGGTTCTGCCATGCGTAATACTAAGTGCCAATAGCGTAGCGTTGGCCGTAGACCACCCCGATAACATGGTTAACTTTGATGTAGACATGGATTTAGTTATATTAACCAATCTTGATGAAATAAATGTAAACCAGCATAGAGACATTGTTGACAAGTGCTTGAGAAAGATGAATGAGAAGATTACAAGAACAAAGTCTACAATTACATATCTTTACCTTTATTCAACGACATACAGGGATACTTCTGAGGAAATAGCAGACAGAAAAACTGGGACGATTGTATCATACAGGGTAACTTGTAATTATAACCCATTTACTTAAAGTTGACAGCCAGCCATTCGCATATGGTCTTAGCACTTATTTCATTTCTTATTGGAGGCGTTGCTGGCTTTGTTGCTGGCGTCAGAAACGCAAAGTCGTCCAAGGTTGAAGCCTTAGATAAAGCCATCTCAAACTTCAAAAAGTAATATAAAATACCATGTCTGACACATTTTCAACAAATCCTCCCCACATTGATGCAATTAACCCGAGCGTTGTTACGCACGGCACGATTCTCAAGTACGGTATTGAAGACATTGTTATTACTGGAATCCTTATTGATTCTTATTCTAGAAGCATTAAGTTTGCGTCAACGGAAGAAATTGTTGACCAAAACGGCATTGTTTCTGGAGTTCGTATGTCTGATGGTCGTGCCGACATCTCATTGAGCGGACGAATTAAGTCTACTATTACCGTATTTCCAGTGTCAGTTGGCGATGTTCTTCAGTGCAACGGCGACAAGGCCGTGATTACAGATGTTTCCATGTCTGCTGGTTCAAAGGATTTCGTCAAGGTAGACATCAAAGCGACATCATACGAAGGTATCGCCGCTATCAAGCCGAATTCTTAATTGAATAACGGCTAAAAAATGCCGTGGACAATAGATACTTAACAGCGTTTCTTACTCCAAAGAAACACCGAGTTGCGGGTGTATGGCTTGACACATTTTGTTGTCGCCACATGCTCGTGCTTGAGGCTATAAAGTCTCCACTTCTTAGTGGAGGAGAAGGACTTCCAACTTTAGACGACTTGATTCGTGCTATAAGAATTTGCTCAACAAAGTCTTGGATGGAGGCCATTGAAGAGCCGTCATTCTATGAAAATGTAAAATTTAATTATCTCCATATAAGCATGGAGGCAATGCAGAAATCCTTTGAGGGTTTCAAACTTTACATGTCAGAGTCAATGTCAATACCCAAGGTCTGGGTTAAGCAGGATGGAGAAATTAAACAGAACAGTGAAAAGACTGGAGGCGGAATACCGCCCAGTCTTGCATTGACAGTTATGCTTATGACCAAGTTTAACTTCTCAGAGGAGGAGGCATGGAACATGCCGTATTGCAGGGCAGTATGGTATTCCATAGCCTTTGCCTCGCAAGAAGGCAGTGACATTAAGATAATTACAACATCCGAAGAAGAGAACGCCGAAGAAGACAAGAAGCGTCTTGACGAAATTGAGAGTCTGGCAAGAAACACGGGGGGATTAAAGTAATGGCACGGGGCGGATGGACAGGATTTTTAAGTTTAAGAGACAATGGTGCGGCAACATCATTGGGAACTCTTGGCAGTTCATTTAAGTCGGTTACTGACAACTTCAAGAAAGGATTCTATCAAAACTTTAACCTTTTTACTTTAATGAAAAAGGGTATTGATGCCGTAGTAAAATCGGCACAAGAGTTGATTAAAGAGTCTCGTGAAATTGTAACTACTTCAACAAAATTTAACATACCAATTGCTCAACTTGGAGAGTTGCGATATGTTGCACTTCAAAGCGGTCTTGGAATAAATGGGCTCACTGGTGCTATTGCTGGACTAAGGGACTCATTCTTGGAAGGCATTATAAATCCTGGGGGTGAAGCAACTTGGATGATGAAAAAACTTGGAATAGAGCAAGGACAATTAATAGACTTAAGCAAAAAAACTGGAGAAGGCTTTTGGAGGATTGTTGATGGGATTAGAGCCATGTCTAATGAAACAGACAGAGACATTGCATTAAAGGCCATATACAAGGGAGAGTGGCAAGCCGTAAGCGTTGTTGTCAAGAAGTCTGCTGAAGAAATTCAAAAGATGAAAGATGAGTCTCATCAGTATAGCGATGAGGCCACCAAGAATAATGAAAATATTTCTAAGTCTTGGGACAGAATTGGTGAGCGTTTAAAAACAATGGGAAATGCCCTCACACCAATCATGGGAATTCTTGCTGGAATTGTTGAGTTTATCACATCTACTGTACTTGTCGTTTTTCACTCATTGGGCTTTGTCCTTGAAAGAATCGGAACTGTTGGTAAAAGAGTGTTTGAGCAAATCGGTTCATCGGCAGTATGGATGGCTAGTACCGCAAAGAACGCCCTCAAAGTAATGACCCCCGGAAGTGGCTACACACTTGAAGACATGGGGAAAGACCAAATGGTTCTCGACAAGGAAACAGCAGAGCGTGACGACAAGGCCGACGAAGAGTATAGAAAAAAGACAGACAAAAACACGGCTGAAAGTCTTCTTGCGATGGCAAGGGCCGCAGACGGTGTTCGTTCTGGCATGTCTACCATGTATGAAAACGGTAAGCAAATTGCAATAAATACTGGAGTAAAGAAGAACAGATTAGATACCGCTAATGACGATGAAATTGATGACGAAAAAGAAATAGTTGAACAAAAACAAAGAAGAGTTAAGTCTGAATTAGTAATTAAAAATGCAATTGAAGAGAAAGAAAGACTTATTGCAGAAGGTGCTGGTGAGCGTCAAATAAGAAATGCTGAAAAAAGGGTTCAAGCGGCTTATTTTTTTCAAAGAAATGTAGATGATAAGTTGAGCGAACTTAATAAAGCACATGGAGATAGATTGTTATATTTAAAAGAATATTACCCAGCCGCAGTATTTGAAGACGGCAAGTACAAGGAAAAATCAGGAAAAACACCAGAAGCCCCAACACTTCAAACCCTTGAACAAACAGAAGTCGGCCTTGCACAGCAGAAAGTTCTCAGAGAACAGGCTGTCAAATCTTTTGTGTCAAATATTGATGCTTGGGACAAGTGGAAGTCTGGCGTAATAATTGCACAAATGGAATACCAGAATGCACAAGCAGACCTTCTTCAATTTATTGACAAGGGCGATGCAGAGAGCATTAAAAAGAAGAATGCACTCATAAATGCACAAACAAACGCTCAGATAGCGTTACAAAATAAGCAAAGGGAACTTGATAATCTTTACGAAAAAGGTTCAAATGAAGAGCGTCTTGCAAACATAAACAGAACAAATAAAGCAATTGAAGACCAACAGGGTCGAGACTTGTTTGGGATGAAGATGCGTGGAGTAAGTGCAATTGACCAACAAAATGTTGTATTTAGAAACGCTGTTAGCAAACTACAAAGAGAACAGAAAAAACTTGACGACCTTGCAAAAGACCCAATGAGAGAAGCAGAGTATTTAAAAGGCACTGGCCCTGCGGCCATTGCCCTTAAGGCATCTATTCAAGATTTAGTAATGTCTTCTGCTAAGGAAATGGACAGCCTTATGGCTATGCAATTTAACTATGTGTCATCTGATGCGGCCAAGAAGGGCATGGGTGGCGGCATAGCCATGGTTAATAACCCAATCGACATAGCCAAAGAAAGCCGTGACTATCTTAGAAAAATTTACGAATCTATCAATGGTACTGGTTCCTTCAATGTTGTTCCAGAATATTCCAATGGGGTTAACGGATGGGCCATGCGTGAAGGACAAACTCAATTGCGTGGAGATAATCCATAAGATTAATACATAAACAACAATGACAGACCCAGTAACATCAACACACCCAGAGCCGTATGATTTTGGAAATACAAATCCAACTCCAACAACATCTACGCCTCCGACCACGCAAGTAATAAATAATCACACCCCGCAGATAAACAAGGTCAAGGATACGAGGTCAATTGGCAGGCTGTCAAACCCAATATCTTACGGTTTTGAAAATGAGGTTAATGGATTAATTGAACAGCCAGATTACTCTTACTCAAATAACGGTAGAAACCTCATAGAAGGAGTGGCTGTCTTTAAGTGGAGACACAACAATAACATGCAGGAAAAGAGGCCGCCAGTGGCCCGCCAAGACAGGCATCCCAATAATCAATACCTTTGGTGCTGGGATGTTTCAACTGTCTTTGGAAGGAACGGGATAGCCACTACCACCGCTAAGTATGTTGGCATTGACTCTGGTCAGAGCATGACAGACCCAGAGTGGAACCTTAGCGGTTCCACGGGCGAACAGAGCATAAGATTTCACCCAAAGTTTGACGGATGGGTTTCTCAAGCCGCTGGGGATAGAATGAAAATAAGACTTGACGAACAGGGATACTTTGTAAGTTTTGGACCAAACCATCCAGAAGTTCCAGCAGTTGAACAATTTGTAGCACCAGCAGGAAGTTGTTCCGTTTCGTTCTACACAAATAATTCATCTAATTTTACAAAATATTCGTATTCTGGACTTGGACAGCAATTTAATACGCCTCCTTATTGCGACAAGTGGTCCCAACAGTTAAATGTTTCAAGGTATAACCTTTCTTGGTTGCTTGTAAGTTGTAATGTTACTGAATACGCAAAGATATATAAGGTTGAAATGCAATTTACGCTTTCTGTCCTTGGAAAGCCTCACAATCAATACATTTATCCCAAAGCATAAATATGCCAATCGGAGATTCTGGGTCATTTGTACCATCAGATAGCAAAACCCCTAGTTATAAACCAGACCAATTCTTTACACCAAAATATGTAGAGAAGATACTTCGTGCCATTGAGTCATCCACGCCAAGGCGTGGAAACGGTTACGAGATTCACAACACTCCAAGGGGGTGGACTATTGGCTTACACAGTAAAGCCGTTGGCAAGAAATTAAGATTCTTTGTTATTACAACATTTAATGACAATGGAACAAATTACATAAATTGTTCGGTTGGAATGGTCAATAGAACCATACCAAAATTAAATGATGAGTATTTAGACAAGACTGGTACGCCACCAATGCTTGCCGTAAGCGGTCATGGCTATGTTGGGATAGTGGTTACATATGTTCCAAATCAAGTATTCCCAACAAACGCAACAATAGAGTTTAGACAAAGCCTTGAAGTCAATGACACTGCCAGCACAAGTTTTTATCCATTGGCAATGATAGATGAGGTAAATAACTCCGTTACGGTGTCCCAATTGTCTGATACAAATCTTGTAGTTAATAGAATGAAAATTGGAAGAGATTTGTATAGTTGGTCTTGGAGTAATTAATAAAATGTATTCAGAATACCCAACATGGAGCGTTGAAGACGCTCGGTCTGGCGTTTATCACACTGGCTCAATGGTGACATATTCGCCAGATAAGGTATTAAGGTATATTTACATTGCAACAGAAGATTACGCTGGTGGTACAAGTTCGCCAGACCTTGAAACTGGATGGACTTACCTTGATACAATTGTAGACGATTGGCAGGGCGGCAAGTTGTATAAGCAGGGAAATGTAGTAAGGTTCAATGGACTTCTTTATGTTGCAACAAGAAGGTACAGGGATGGAGGAAGTCCACCAAACGAGGAATTAGACCCAGATGGTATAAGAACATGGATGATTTCTTATGAAGATGGAACAACGCCACAAACTCCATTTTTTTACAGAAAAACATTTGGGTATAAAACGCTTGATGAAGCGTATCCTTTTGGAAATCACTTAGAAGATATTTCATATGAAATAGTTCCAGTATGGGAAAATAACAATATTGACATTAGCCAAAACTACGACAGATTTCTGGCAGACAGAACGCTTTATTCAACGGGTGGATGGAAAGGGGGATGGCAAAGACAAAAGGAACAAAGTCTTATAAATTCAGTGATGGAAGCACATCCGTATCACGATATATATCTATTTGGATATGACCCTAAATTACATTGGCCGTATGACCAAACTAAGCCTTTTCAATGGTTTGAACACGCAAAACACAGGTCTGAAATACAAGACGGATTGTTTCCATTTCTTAATATTTATAACGAATTCCTTCTTCAATATGAAAAGAATGCCATAATTCCAAAAAGAAACATTCCATATTACAGAGGTTATTTATTTTCAAATCAAATGACAGATTTTTCTGTAATGTTAAATGGTGTATCAATTGAATACTATCCAGAAACTGCCTCTGATTCACTTGAAATAATAAGCCCAGAGCAATTTAAAAACTTCCATATAAATAATCCAAAAAACATTTTCAGTTCTCTTTTCCCTAATCGCACAATTGATAATATAACTCCACTTGCATGCCTCTGTCAAACGGCAGAAAGAACAATTAGCACAGAGGGCAGCACCTTGACAAATACCACTAAAGTGAATTTATATGTTTACCCTAAAAACATTTGTGTTTCTGATGTTGATATAACATTTCACTTTATGAGAACACAGGTGGTTTGCAATATTACATCAACGCCAACAGATGATGGTAACGGTGGAGTTGTTGATGAAAATCTTCAAGACTGTTCCCCTCCTTCTATTGACTATATAAACAGGACATTTTCATACAACGATGAATCAAGGGATGCCAGTGCAGAAGAAACTGTTTTATTTAAAGGTCTTCCCGTAAAGTGGGTAGAAAATCCAGACTATGACCCAAATTGTGTTGACGATATGGACCCAAATACACCAATGTGCCCGTGGTATTATGTCACAATTATAGACAATTCTTACCCAGATACAAGAATTGATTTTAGTTCTTATATGTCTGGGGCAAACGGGTATTCTACAAAAATTCAACTTATTGGGTACACAATAAACTGATAAATTTATCGTTTGTTGACATGAATCAATAATTATGCCATCTGGACCACCACTAACACCACCATCAAGGGTTCCAAGTCTTGTTCTTTGGGTTAACTCATCGCTCAACAGAATGATGGCTTCCTTTAATGCAGAAGCATCCGAAGCAAGCATTGTCTTGAAGCAGGGGGACTCAATTGGAGTTGAAGTCCACCTTCTAACAAGTTCAAGCAATGGAACAATTGAGGAGTATCAAATGCCAGTGGCGGGCGGACTCACTCTTGCTATTGGGAGGATTGACGCAACGCCAACATCTGGAGACTTTAAGTTATCTTATAATGCCGAACTGACATCGGTGCTCCCATATAACGCAACCGCTTCTCAATTGCAAACGGAACTTAACGCTCTACCATCAATAGCCGCTATTGGCGGCGTTGTTGTGGTTAAGAATGGGACGCTATTTAGAGTAATATGGAATACGCAATGCGTTGTTCCACACGATTTAACAGTCAATAGAAACACGCTATATCCTACCTCTTCTATTGCAATTAGCAAAGTCACGGATGGCTCATCTTCTGCAAATCAAGTCTTGCAGTTGCATGTAAAACAGACGCCAGTAGCAAATATAACTAACTTTGAAGACCAAGACCCGTCTGTTGTCTACTGCGACCAGTTAAAAGATGCCTCTTTTAATGGAGACATTAAAATATGGAGACTTGACACCCCGATAAAGCCAAAAGGAGGGTCGTTTGTAATTTCATTTGTAGATGGTGGCAACAACTTCTCTACATCACCAATATCAGTAGAAGCATCCGCATACGAGGTCAAGTTGGCACTGGTTGCAAAACTTAACACATCTTGGGAGGTCACACAAAACTCAAAATACTCTTGGGATATTTCGGTCTCAAGGTATACTGTTTCAAATCTATACATCAACAGTAGTGCCGTAATATCGTTTTCTGCAAAGTATGGAAATCTTAATCTTAACACGATTCAAGTTGAAGAATTACTGTCTGGAAACCCATCATCAATTGCCATATTAGAGTTAGAACTTGATTCAAGTGGAAGTAAAAAGACCCTCTATCAAGGTTCATGCACAATAATAAATGACCTTATAGACTCAGATTTGTATACAACAGTTGCGTGGGGAGACCTTATCCCAGCCGATTCAGTTGTAAGATATGACACATCTCAGTCATTAACAACGCCTCAGAAACTTCAAGCAAGAACAAATATTGGTGCTATTGATAATGCGTCAATAGCGGCACTTCAGACAAAAGACACAGACCTTGAAACAAGGCTTTCTGGCGTTGAAGCATTTTCACTTGACTCAAATAAGTTAGCATCAATAAACGCAAACACAACACTTACTGGCACGAACCCTGTTGTTTCAAATTCACAGTTACTCACATCACTCGCTGGCGTACCGCCACTAATTCATTATCATGTAATTTCTGATGTTGCTGGGTTGAGAAATGAAATTGATGGCAAGAGCGACATTACGCACACCCATGAGTACGCTCAGATAATTGGCCTTACAAATCAACTTTCGTTAAAAATAAACACAACAACAGCAATGTCGCTTTTTGCGACAATAAGTCATACGCATAATTCTTTCACAAATTTAACAGTAGACAATCTTGTTGTATTTGGAAATATTACAACTCCATTATTATATTCTTCACAAATAAATAATTCTGGTTTGATTAATACCAGTCAAATAAATGTTGGAACTAATACAAGCAGTACAGTTTCTAATATTTATGGAACATTAAATGTTATTGCAAACGGGGCTCTTGAGGGAGCCGTGGTGTGCAGAAATCTTACGGCCTCAGACAAGGTTTCAGCAAATATAATTGCTTCAGACACATTTTACAGCCCCCTTAACAATCAAACATTTACTTTATTAGATGTTTTTCAGTATTATCAACACGCACCTTTGACTGGAAGTCCACCCCCTCAAACATCTGGAGATTACATAGAGGTTAACATTGGTGGTGCAACTCAAGCGGCTGGCGGAAAGCGGTTTAGAATACCCTGCTATCAAATATACTAAATAATACATTTAAATGAGCAATAACAATTTAAGTTTTTGGATTAATGTGCCGAGCAATACGCTCATGTCTGGATGGAGGACGACCGCACAGGCACAACAACCAGCGGTAATGCAAGGCGATGGTCTTTCTGTTGAGGTTCATATGATTGACAACTCAAACGGTCAATCAATTGAAATACCATTTCCTCAAGGATGTTCTTTAAAGTGTGCAGTCGGAAACATAGATAAGTATCCAACTGGAGGCTATTTTGTTTTCACTTATGGCTCTGACTCGGTAAGCATACCAGTTTCATCTTCAATTGCAACTGTTAATTCATTAATAAATGGTCTGCCGACAATCTCCGCCGCTGGCGGAGTTGTGTTATCATTTGTAAACGGAACAACATACAGGCTTATATTTAATACATTTGGCTCAAAACTTGAATCTTCAATTGATTCTACAAAACTTTACCCAAAGTCAATAGCATCAACAAGAACAATAATTGAAGGTTCGTCTAGTCTTAATGAGATACAGCACCTTAAAATCAGAACAGCCCCCGTGGCTTACGCTGATACATTCACGCTTAAGGCTAATCCAACAGTAAGCATACAGGAGATTACATCTTCTATATTCAGAATTAAACTAAGTGAACAGGTGAGGCTTGGTAACTTTACGATTTCAAATGGCACTAAGACAACAGCCGCAATAAGTTTAGATGCATCGGCTGATGATGTGAAAGCCAGTATGGCTCTTGCGGGGTTGTCTGTATCATCTAATGCGGTTGGAACGAGGACATATACAGTCACAAAGCCAGATGACTACTCTTGGGACATATCCAGAATACAGGGAACATATGAAGCGTTAACAATAAACCCAATTGGAATAACTGGGTTTAGCACAATGACTGGAAGTTTGAATGTAAACAGTTATGAGATAGAAGATTTGCTGGGTGGAAACTCGAGCGTTTCTGCCGTGCTTGAAATTGAACTTACAAATGGTAGTAATGTTCAAACTTTATATCAAGGTTTAATCACAATATCAAACGACCTCATAGACGATGGAATCTATGAGCCAACCGTTCTTCCAACTGTATTTGAGGATGCACCGCATAACGGAATTTTGTATGGAAGAATTGACGGAACATGGCAGGATGTAACTACTCAAGCCAATCTTACTGGCTATGCTCTTGAGTCTTGGGTTACTACTAACTTTTACCCATCCAGCAATCCAAGTTCATACATCCAAGAGGCAAGTGCTACTGGTGCTACTTATGGCCGTGAGAGCGGCCAATGGGTTTCAGTGCTTCCAATTACTGGTGGAACAATCACTGGAGACTTAAGTATAACTGACTCTTTTAATGCTGGAATTGATATTGTAAAAATATCATCTACTGGTATAACATTCCCAGACAACACAGTTCAGACCACAGCCGCAACAGGTAGCGGAACATGGGGCTCTATAACTGGAACTCTTGCAAATCAAACTGATTTGCAACTTGAATTAGACGGGAAATTGTCAAATAATGGCGGAAATGTTAATTGGATTTCTTTTGGCACGGGTAATTATATTGACTCCACCACGGTGCAGATTTCAAGTGGCTCAGTTCTTAATGCGGAACAGGCAACATCTGCGTCCCTCCCAAATACAACCATACAAAATAATCGTTACCTGTCATTGGCTGACACTGGATTCATAAAAGCACAAAAAGGTGACGGTAGCACTCTTTACGACTCTACGCTTAATTTAAAGGCAGATAATTTTGAGTATAAATATGAAAATGGAACAGATATTGGTTCCGTTTATAAACAATTCAAAGTTGGAGACATTCTTGAGAATCCATCACTGACATTAAATCAGTATTCATACATACAGGGTGATGCCATTTACGACCAGATGACGGGAGATTTTATTGGATATGCAATTGCACAAGACTTTGGAACAAAGAATGAAATAAAAAGCGATTCAATTAGAATTTCAAATTCAATAGAACACCTTGGATATACTGGCACTGGAAACAATGAATACTATTCTTACATTGATAAAAATGTTATAAAGGTTGGAGTTACTCCAATTATAATTTATCCGTCCTCCACCGTTTCAAACGAGTATTACTCTCAAATTTCTTGGAATGGAATAAAGTGCTATAGTAGATGGTTTTTTAATAGTTCATATCAAACGAACTACACCGAACTTACTCCAACTGGCTTAAGATTTAGTGACGGAAGCATTCAGACAACAGCCGCAATTCCCCTTGCAAGTGCTAATAACTATGCACCCATAAATTCGCCAACATTTACTGGAGACCCCAAAGCACCAACACCGCTTACTTCTGACAATGACACCTCGATAGCCACAACTGCTTTTGTTAAGGCACAGGGATACCTTACCTCTGCACCCGTTACATCGGTTGCTGGTAGAACGGGCGTAGTCACCCTTGCGGTTGCTGACATTAGCGGGGCCGCTCCATTAGCGTCTCCATCTTTGACTGGAACACCATTAGCCCCAACGGCAACTACTGGCGATTCAAGCACTCAAATAGCAACTACAGAATTTGTTCAAAACTCTGTTATTTCTGGTTCTGCTCATGCGGAGACTTTACAAGCACTGGTTAGAAACAATACTGGAGCAACATTATTATCATTTACCGTTTTATATATCAACGGAGCCTTGGGAAATAAGGCAACTGTTGCTAAAGCACAGGCTAACGCAGAGTCAACATCTTCTGGGACATTTGCAGTCACTCAAGCAAGCATTAATAACAATGCCGATGGCATTGTTATTTCAGCGGGCGTTCTGTCAAATATAGATACATCTTCTTATGCAGACGGAGATAAACTCTATCTTTCACCGACAGTGGCTGGGGCAGTTACAACAACAAAACCATCTGCACCAAATCATTTGGTTTATGTCGGCGTAGTAACACGCTCGCATCCAAACCAAGGAACCGTGTCTGTTCGCATTCAAAACGGGTATGAACTGGATGAACTGCACGATGTAGCCATTGCGAGTAAAACAAACAATGATATTTTGGCTTACGAGTCATCTACGACACTTTGGAAAAATAAATCCTTTTCAACGCTTGGAATAGAAACTACAAGTCATGCTTCATCGACATATCAAACTCAATCTGGAATGTCATTATATGCTCCGTTGGCCTCTCCAGCCATTACAGGGACACCGACCGCTCCGACTGCAACGGCTGGAACAAATACCACGCAACTGGCTACCACTCAGTTTGTTACGACTGCGGTTCCTGCCTTTTCAACCACGGCTCAAGCCGTTACGGGAAACGCAACGACAGCAATTTCTCCAAGCAATTATCGAGCCGCTGGACTAACAACCAACATTTGGTCACCAAGCGTCTCTACTATGAATACGGCACAGTTGGGAACTGGAGCAAATGCGGGTTCCACGACAACAATCCTTAATGGTCGTTTACTTGCACCAAGTGCTTCAACTGCTGGTTATGCCACCCGTGGTTTCAATATGTGTCAGCCATCAAACACAGTTAATTCTGGTTACAATTTTGCAACCGCCAGTGGTCATTCAATAAGAGTCATAACTGCTTCTTGGGCAAGCACTGTTATTGGAGTCAAAATGCGTTCTGTTTTTGGTAGAGTTAATAATGCCTTGGTCGCCCCAGCCCCGCTTACGACTCAATCATACGGTTGGGAGTGGGACTTTGCCACAAAGACAATGAGCATTATTGCACACGATGGAACTACACTCACGACTACCCCTGTTGTCTGGATTCCGCTTGCTAATCGTTGTTATGACATTGCGTCAACATCAAGCGGAACTGGCACGATTTCACTTTATGTTGACGGAGTTCTTTTGGGAACAGGCACGGGGGGGCCAGTTTTAACAACCTTCAGCCAACTTTGGTGGCAGACTGAGATTCAAAACGAAGTTACTGCATCAGGCCAAGTCGACTTTTATTTCCAAAACCCTAAAGTCTACACTACCAATGGTTAAATATCGTATCACATCCTTACTGCTTATTGGAGATGGTAATGCTTTGACAAGGGCTGTCTTCCCAAACTTTGATGGCGAAGCCGCTTGGTTCAACCATTCAGAGATTACCGTCATTTTCGACACCGAACAGACCCCTGTTGACCTCGGCCCGCTTGTGAAGGTTGAGGTTATAACAGATTAGCAATTAAGATGACAAGACTCAAATAATATAGTTATCAATTTATGACAAATACCACCCCCCCCCTCGACCCATCTCTTCCCAAGTTTACTATCCCAAAAGGATGGAGTGCCCTTTATGAGCCACATACCAAAAAGGTTCATGTTTTAAGGGAATTTGAATTTGGCGGCATGGCGGCATCCCTCTTGACCCTTATTACAAAAGATACGCAAGCGGAACTGATGTCCGAGATTGATAAACTTGGGCTAACTTGGACCCCGACAGTCATAGTTGCTCCTGTTGCAAGCACTGAACCAGCCAACGGTTAATCGTATGTGTATTGAGACGAGGTTTGCCTTTATTGTTTCTGGCATGCTATTTATGGTTTCAGCCATGCTTGGCTGTAAAACCACCTCGTCTCCACTTCCAGAGCCAGCAATAACCCAAGGGCTGGCAGGAGCCGAGACCAAGTTAGACCAACTGACAGACAAGCGTATCAGCAGGGTAGCGGCGGCAGTCACGGTGGCAAGCGAGAAGGCCAACGGCCTTCCCGACAGCAATGAGAAGACGGTTATTACGGGTGAACTTGGCGTAGCCAAGGCAATGGTTGGTGAGCCAACCCCAGAGGATTTTGCTTATGCGAAGAAAAGGGCATCCGAATACTCACAAGAAAATTACATTAAAGCGGTTGCAACCTCAGAAGCCTTACGAAAGGCCATTGACGGAGCCAACTCGAAATACGAACAAGAAAAAGCCAAGAAACAGGCTGAGTATGAGTCTAAGATTGCGGAAAAGGAACTAGAAATAAAGGCCAGAAAACAAGAACTTGAACAACAGCGTATTCAGAGTAATAATGAGAAGATACTGATGGCTGGCGGTGCGGCTATTGCTTTTGGCATCCTGCTTTCAGTTTTTGCACCTTTGTCTAAATTAAAGCAACTCGGTATTGCACTTATTGCCTTTGGCACTATAGCGGCGATGATTCCATTTATTGCGGATGAGCCTTGGTTCAAGTATGCAATTGGCGGTGCGGTTGGCGTTGTTGTTTTATCTGGAATTATTTCGTTTATAATCTCAAATAAAAAAAACAAGGTGGACAATTGCACCAAAAGTGTAGATGACCCCTCCTCCTCCTCCCCCAACTGACCCAGACTTCGCCCGAGCGGCTGAAGAGTTTAAGCGTGGCGGGTGGGTGGTGTCCTTGCTTGGCGGTGCTGGCATGCTGGCAAGAATGTTGCTTAATGACGAAAGTCACCCTGTTATATACTATGCCCGAAAAGTGATTGCTGGTGCAATTGTTGGCGTTATTGTTTACTTTGCACTATACGGTACAGATATTAGCGGCCTTAACAAGTCAATAATAATGTCTACGGCTGGGGCTGGAGCCCCAGAAATAATGGAAAACATCCGTAAGCGTTTTTCCAAAGGACTAACTAATGAAAAAGAAACAAAAAGAAGTAAAAAACAACGGAAGCGTAAGTGAGACTATAATTGCTACGCAATCCGTTTTTCTTTTTGCATTTGGGCTTGCGGGGGTGATGGCTACTTCTTATGTGGTTGCTGGATTTAACGCATTAAGAGATGTGAACAGTGCAGTGGCTATCGTTACCGACTCTGGCATTACGACAGAAAATGGAACTGTAAGTGTTGAGGCAGTTCGGGGAATAATTAATAACTTTCAATTGGTCGGCATATCCGTATCTTCTTTTGGAGCCATTGTCTTTACGGCAACTTGCATAAGACTATACAATAGAAACAAACTTAAATCCAAACCAACAAAGAAGAGAAGAAGTTGACACCCTTCAAAGTTTGTTGGTTTTGTGTATTATCGACAAATAGACCTGTGGTGGGTCTTTTACGCCTTGGACATCCAAGGCGGTTTTCTTTAAATCTGTCTTATGACAGTAAAGGCATCGCTGGTGGCGTTATAAGCCGCCCCAAGGCTGTTTGCGATAGAAGCCTTAGCCGTAGAGGCTAAAGCCTCCCTTAACTCATTCTTGGCCTGTTCGTGCTGTATAAACACAAACTCATGGGTGTCGCTTGACGGTTCGTTGGTTTCTGACACCCTGTTAAGGACAATTGCAGTATCTTCAACCTTTTCTGCCCTGTAATGCAAGTTAGCCAGTTGCACCTTGGCGTTGTCCAATTCAACCATAGCGTTGCACACTTGGTCAAATGCCTTTCTAATGACTTCTTTGTTACTCATACCATTGGGTATGTGTCAATCGCTTGGGTTGTCAAGCGTATATTTTAACAATCGGTTTACTGTGTGCAAATAATGGTGCTTGACAACGCAAGGGGTTCAGTATACATTGCCCGTCTATGAATAACGAAAAACTTGATGCGTCAATAGCGGCATTGCTCAATCAGGATAAACCGTCTGTTCCGCCAACCGTTGAACCAAATGTGCAACCGAGTACGGTAGATTATCTTCGTAACAGGGATGCCCTTGTTCAACTCAAAGAGCGTGAGTCAAGCCTCCCAAGCAGTTACGGGGACAGCATGGGTTGGATTTTGTATTGCCTTTGGGCAATCCCGATTTCTGCCATAATGATGATTGGTGGTCCGATTGTTGGACCGTCAATTGCAATTTTTGTTATTCTTTACATTGTTAATGGTTGGCTTAAAGACGGAGAAAAACTTGTTAAAGAAGAAGAGGAGGCTCGCTTTGGTAAAAGAAAACGCAAAAAGGTATTTTACAGAATTAACGAAAAGGGCGAAACTGTGCCAGAGGATTCTCCTTGACATTCTTACAACCGCATACCATACTGGTTGTGAAGGTTGACAAACCCAAACACTTGCATAATATGAACAAAGAACAGCAGGACACAGAAAAGACACAAGCAATCAAGGAGGCCGCAAAGATACTTGGTCGTATTGGCGGTATGGCTGGCCGTGGAGATTGCAAGCGTAGACCCTCAGAGGTCTGTCGTGCGGCTGTCCTTAAGAGATGGGAAGCGTATCGCAAGAACAAATCGCTTGCATCTCAAATAAAGTCTTAATATGGAAGAACTTACAGCCATATTTACGCTTGTTGCAAAGATTTTAATCTATTGTGGCGGAGTAATGTTTATTGCCTGTTTCACTATGGGTGCGTACACGCTTTATCAGGTTTTTTCTACAACTCTTTATACAATCAAAATCACAAAGATGTGGCATGATTTTAATAAGATGAGTCCACAGGCAAAGGTAGAAGCCTTAAAGGACGAAAGATTTAAGTAAAATTTATGATAAAGTCAAAAACTAGACAGTGGTTTAGTTTAGACGAAAGGCGACAAATGGTTAAGGATGCGTATCAATATCTCCTTGACCATAAAGAGTCTAGCCTTGTCTATGCCGCAGAAAAACACAAGGTAAGCGAACCAGCACTTCGTGCTTATATGCGTTCCCGTGGACTAAAGAACCCAAACGGAAGAGACATGTCCATGAACACGGCAAGGCAAGACTGGATTATTAAAGGCTATGCAGAGGGTCTTGAATTAGACTTGACAGCAACAGAAATTTCGCTAAAGTATGCAGAACTAGCAAAGTGTAACATTAGTAGATACGACATACAGCACTATGCAAGCAAATTTGACCTGCCTCCCCTTCGGGAGACAGACAATGGACCAAACCCAATAAAAAACTCCAAATATGGATAATCAAGAAACAACCATGAATAACGATGCTTTCGTTACGGGGGGGGAGCATGGATGGATTGGTAAGCCAGTAGTTGCATATAACATTGTCTTCCAAGAAGAGGAAGAGTTGAAGAGATTCTATGTCTTTATAAAACTTTGCAGAAAGAAGTACCCAAAGATTAGAACTATTGGTGAGCGTATTGACCGTTTCTTACAAGACGAAGTTCTTAACAAGACTGAAGATGCCGTATAATTATACTCCGAAGACAGACGGAGAAACGCTTCTTAGACATCAAATCGCAAGAGTCAAGGCTCGCATTTTAAAACTTGAAAAAGAAGGCAAGGAATACAAAAGCCCAATTGTATCAATTCCTTATGACCAAGCAATTGACCTCGTAAAGAGACATAAGGCTCGAAAGGCAGTTGTTGAAACTCTCAACAATCTTGCTGGAGAACTGTCTTTTCAACTTGACGAAGAATATGTTTCTTACAATGTCACTGCTTTAAGAAACCTTGCCAACAAGATTTTAATAAAAATATCTGAAATCAAATGAGTAGATACAAATCCCCAATGGGGGTAAATGTCCTTACCGCCGCAAAGGAAAGGATACACCATATTTATGACATACATGATACGCCAATTGTATTATTTTCTGGAGGAAAGGACTCACAGGTTCTCGCTCACATTGCTTGGGATGTTGCACAAGAGCGGGGTCTCAATTTCATTAATTGCGTCTTTAGACATGATGAATTTACTTTGGGTAATACGGTGGACTTTGTCCGTCATTATGCGTCTTTCCCTTGGGTGCGTATGCATCACCTTCTTATACCAGAACCCTCTCTCCGCTATGTCTTTGACAAACCCATTGAATATCGTCAATGGGACTTCAAGAACCGTGAGACGATGCGTCCAATCCCAGATTATTCCATTCGGCCAACGGAAGAGATTTGGAACCTTGAATGGTGGGCAGATGAAATTGAGCGTTATCAGTGCCAGTGGTTCACTGGCAAGGTAGCCCAAATGAATGGAATCCGTGCATCGGAGTCTCGATTCCGCTGGCGTGGTTCGGTCAATAAACTTGTAGAAAACTACATTAACAAGTCAAACGGGCTTAAGAGTGCTACACTCTGCAAGCCAATGTATGACTGGGAAGAGCGTGATGTACTTAAATATCTTTACGATAATAAACTTCCGTATAGCAAAGTATACGATTGGCAACTCTATGCCAAAATGGACTTACGAACATCTCCTTTCCTGCATCCAGAAAAAATTAGACACCTCAAGAAACTTCGTCAAATTGACCCGCAGTTCTACGACCAACTGCTTAAGATTTTCCCAGACCAAGCAACCCATGATAGATACTCCGAGTCCCGCAATGACGCTGGTGTTCAAGAAAAGTATGGCAAGGATTGGACTGGTATCCACAAGTATATAGTTGAACATTACGAAGAGGGCAAGTCCAGAGACTTGGCCCTCCACAGGCTGACGCAAATTGGAAAATTGAGCGAGTCTGGAAGAAACAAGGAGATGAACAATTATCCGTTTGACTATGTTCTTAAATATTTCGTAAGAGGACAGATATGGAAACTCCTTCTTCCGTATCGAAAGAGCCAAAAGGAATGGACAAAACTTTTATGACCAACACACCACGCACACTCGAGCCTGTCGAGAATATCCAGTGGATTGATTGCGACAAACTCGTAGCCAATCACTATAACCCAAACAGGGTTATGAATGCAGAAATGAACCTCATCGAGCGTTCTATCCTTCTGACTGGATGGATTCAACCGATTCTAGTCAATAAGAACAATGTCATTATTGACGGCTTCCATCGCTGGACGCTCAGTCGCCTTTCCCCAAGCCTTCGCTCAAAGTATCATGGCAGAGTTCCCTGTGCCATCCTTGACATAACGGATGTTGAGGCTATGATTATTACGGTTAGAATTAATAGAGCCAAGGGTACGCACCTCGCTTTCCGCATGAGTGAGTATGTTCGTGAACTTGTTGAAACACACAAAATTCCCATGGACAAACTGGCTACCGACATTGGTGCTACATTTGACGAAATTCAACTTTTAATGAGGGCGGATATGTTTGAAGCCAAAGATGTCCAAAACTGGGCATACTCTGAGGCTTGGTTTCCAGCAGAATCTGGAAGAACCAGAATACCAACACTTTGGGACTTTGTTGACGGCAAGGAAGTAATTGAAAATAATAAGAAACAAAACGAAGACTCTCTTAAGTGGTATTCCGAAATGGAAGAGGCAACCGAGGGTGGCATCGGCCTTGAGAAGGTCGTTGAAAAGGTGAAAAAGAAAAAGAAGAAGGAAAAGACAGAAGAGGAATCTGCTTGACAATTTTTACATATCTGCTATCATGTCTTTAATGAAAAACTCGTCCTGTTCGGTCGATGCCGCCGCAGTGTTGCTGGCTTGCCGTCCAGAAGTAATCCAAATGGCTATGGAAAACCGAGACCTTGTTGATGTCCTTTACAAGAGGATTGTTTACCTTGAAAAGGAAATCGCAGAAAGAGACCAAAAGGTTATTGACCTTTGCGATGGACTTAAAACTATAATTTCTCAAAAATATCAATATGAATAACCCCAAAATAGTTCAAAACAAAGAATCACCAAATCCATTTATTGGAGGCAAAGCCCGTCCCGTTACAGACGAGCAAAAACTCCGAGGTGGCTACCTCGGAATCCCATCGGCTCGACTTGAGTTTCTGCTTCGTGCTGGAACTGATTACGAGTTTGACGCCAATGGCAAGCGAATTGAAATTGAGCCACCAAAGTTGGACTCAACAGTTGTAACTAATCGTGAAAATCACCACATGATTAAGCCAGACCCCCGTGGTATCTTTTACCTTAAGGTCACTATTAACGGAAAAACCATAGTCAAGCCCTTGGACAAGGACGCTGAAAAAGCAAGGGTTATTAGAGATAAGCACTTAAAGGCACTTAATTTTGTGCCAAGTAGACATTCATCCAGATAGTGGCCGACTTCCCTAAATATAATATAACTATGAATATCCAACCAGATTCAGAGTGTGATTATTGCGGGGACAAATCGTGGGCCTTTGCCACAGTTAATATTTCAAAAAGAGTTGACCTGTATACTGGCTCTACTTGCAAAATGTGGAGAGCATCAAGCACTTGTTTAAAGTGCAAGATGCTGTCTTATTGGCATGTAGACCCAGACCTTCCTTATGAAGAAGTTATCCAAGATGAAGGATGACGAACTGCCCAAGGTCGTTTATACGAAACTTGGGTCATCAAGGCCAAAACTCCGAAAGTGCGGAACTTCAAAGACCCCATTTGGGACTTGGGATAAGGGTTGCATCAAAGTAGACCCACGGCAAGAACCTAGCGAAATGATTGACACGCTTGTGCATGAAATACTGCATGAGGCCCAGCCAGAAATAACTGAAGATGGCATTGAGCGTATATCTAACCTTATATCAAAAACGCTTTGGCGTGAAGGTTACAGAAAAGTTGAAATTTGAACTACAATGAATAAAGACAGAATTAAAGACCTCCTTAGCAATGCCGACCCAAAGGCGTTAAGACTGGAACCAGCAGAAACTTTTGACGAAGCCATTATTGGCCTTTCTAGTGAGGGATTAATAGTCTACTCTGAGTCGAAGATACTTGTTTCTCTCCAAGAGAATGACGGAATGGACTATGACGAAGCCCTTGAATTCTATGAATACAACACCGTCAGAGGCATTGCATATGCGGGAAAGAAAGCCCCCATCATCGTCACACAAGAGCCTTGAGGTAGAGTTTTACGATTGCACACACAGGTTTTTGGTGTGGAGCGAATCCCGTGAGGATGTGGTGCACCTCGTTGACCTCCTCGAAAACGATGGTCGATACGAGTGCTCCTGCGAGGACTGGGAATACAGACAGGCTGACTACTTCTTATGGATGAAGCCATATCAATGCAAGCATATAAATGCCTGTAAGGCATTTATGACAGCCAATAACATCTCTTTATGAACATAGTAAACTTTACGACCATAATTGTCCCCTCGATAGCCACACTTGCTTATTTTGTAGCAGGGTGCGGCAACATTCTAATTAAAAACTACCCACTGGCTGGCATGTGGTTTTTTTACTCTGGGGCCAATATTTGTTTACTATTAATGGTATGGCAAAAGAAATAGACCCAGATGAAGAAGATAATGATTCAGGATGGTCGTCTTCAGACGACTATGATGAAGATAGCCAAGAGTACTGGTTTGACGAGGATTATGATATTGATGATGATGTGCTTAGATAAGGTCGCACATGCCTTACGGCAGTGCTTGTAAAGCGATTAAGAATCAATTATAAACACCTTCTTTGTTTGTGTCAAGCATATTCGCAAGTGCATGCTTATTGATACTGAGACTCATTCTCAATAAGAATAAAATGAAACTTGGTGCTTGCTTTTTTTAAAAAAGTGTCCATACTGCATCTTATCAATCAAAAACATGACACACGACTTTGAAATCGACTCGTTTGAATACGAGGGCAACTTCTACTCCATTGAGGTCTCCGTTGAATACGAAGTAGACAACGATGGGATTGGGGCATACGAGTATTGGGGGGCTAAGTGCAATGATGCTGGTACTGACTATGCGTCCGCCACGGGATGGTCAATTACGGCCTCCCTTTGCCACCCAGACGGCACAACGGAGGAGGTGGCTGACAATGTCCTCAGTCTGCGTCTTGAGGACGCCATTTCGGATGTAGTCTACAAGGAGATGGAGAATGTAGACATCTCGGACGGGAATGACGACTATGACGACCCTCGGGATGATTACTGCGGGGATTGAATATTTTCGCTTGACAGACGCTAAAAAATGTGCATTCTGTATGTCCAATGACGAATACCCCAGAAACCATCGAATCACTCAAGGCTGAAAACGCCAAACTTGAAGAAAAGTGCGTCCACATGAGACGCAAGATTCAAACTCTAATTTTACGAGGAAGCAAACTTATTGATGGGTATCAAAAGAAGAAGGTTCCAGAACAGGTAGACATTGACAAGTGGTATTCTTCATTCCTTATGCTTCCAACATACACTTGGGAAGAAAGCCAAGAAGCCAACAAGTGGGTCGATGAATTTATGAAATCCGACCGATATATTTAATTTTAACCCCAAATAATAATAAACACAAATACCATGGCCTCACCAACAAAGACCACATATATTAAGACCTCCACCATCCGCAAGTTCGCCAAGTCTCACGGCAAGCGAATTTCGGCAGAATTCGCCATGGCACTAGACCGCTATGTTGAACAGAAGGTTCTCCTTGCTTGCAAGGAGCACAACGGAGGCAAGAAGACCCTTGATGCCGCCGTTGCAGGTTACATTATCGGCAATTCTTAATGTCAAGCAAAGCGGCTAAGAAAGAATTAAACAAGCCGCCAAGATGGACTTATTGTTTCCAAACAAAAAAGTACGAAATAAATGAAACCAGAAATGGAATTATTTACAAAAATACTCTTGACGAAAGCCAATGGCTGTGCATGATGAATGCATGCAATGACTCCTTTGACAGGGAGCAATGGCTTATTAAAAACAACAAACAACCAAAACCAACAAAAAATGTTTCAAAAACTAAAAGACTTGTTTAATTCTCCGTCCAAAAGCGACATGCGATTGGTTCATGCAAAGATGTGCGGCATCCTTGAAGAGCGTGAAAAGACCATCAAGGACAAAGATGGTGTCATTGCTGACATGCAGAAAAACGGTGGATACGGATACCGTGCCCAGCACATTGAGTTTCTCAACAAAGAGGTTCTCCGCCTTGGAGACATGTGCCGTGAACTTTCTCGAAACAATGAGAAATTGCATGCAGAAAACATGGAACTCTCACTTGTTCAAAAGAAGAAAAAGAAATAACATGGAATACCCACTACCAAGAAAGTTTAGCATTTCTGGCGATTTTGTTACTACAAAGGCATCAGATGATGCAATCTCTGGCTTTTGGATTCGTGGTGATGAATACCAAGACCACCTCACGGTGGTCAAGGCTAATCACCAAGAGCAGGTTGCTCAATTGACCCAAGAGATAGTTGCTCTTCGTGTTGCTGGAGATAAACTTGCTTCTGCTACGGCAAAGTTTGTTTGCTCTAAGCACTACAAGACCGAACTAACTGATTGGTCAAAGGCTCGTGGCCTTGACTCTGATGTGAGGGGCAAGCAGTGAGAGACGAACCCATTGAGGTTACTTTCATTGCTGAGTCCTTGCTACTTGAGCAAGTTGAAAAGCATAACAAGTTAAAGGCAGAGGTAATCAACTTTATCTCTATGATTAATGTTTATGCAACCTTTAAGGACGAACAAGCACGAATGGACTGCCAAGAGGCTCGTTTCCGCCTGTCTGAAATGTGCGAGGGATATAAGCAATGATAGAAGTAAAGGTATACAACATCAATGTGGAAGACATTAACAAGTCTAACTCCAATACTCAAGGCACTTACCCAATGGTTGAGTATCAGTTTTACGGCTTTCTCATGGATGAGATTCAGTTGGTCAATGAGCAGAACAAAACGCTTAAGCACGAACGCATCCACGATTTCAATCAGATTGGTGGACTTCAAGAGGAAAACGCCCGCCTCAAGGCAGAGAACGAGCGGCTGACGGATTTCACAACCCGCACTATCATTCCAAATGGAATCCTGCAATCCGAGGTCAATCAACTAAAGATTGAACTTGCTGACGCACAGGAGTCTTATCACATTATTAACGAAATAATTGCAAGCGAGCGAAATGTTCACAGGACTAATACTGCGATGCTAAAAGACCAGATAGATGGACTATATATAGAAAACCGTCTTCTTGGAGAACGAGTGCTGGCTTATCAAAGACTTAAACAACTAAATGACATATCCAGACCATCCGATGAAGCGTAAGGCGATTGAAAACGCCAACAAGGTCATTGAGTTAAGAAACGAAAACACCATTCTCAAAGATGATTTAAAGAAACTTACCGAATGGTCTGATGGTGCAAAGCGTCTATTGGATAATTATGTTAAATTAATATTTGACAAGGACGACCGTTCTTACAAGATGGAGCAAGAGTTGAAATCTGCTAAGGCTGAAATTAACAGGCTCAAGTCAATAGAAGTAACTAATAGACCAAATGGGTAAGTGTGGATACAAGCAAGGTGAAACATTGCTGGCCGTTCGCATCGCCCACAAGAAAGGCATTACGCTTCAAGAACTTAGCAGGGTTACGGGTAAATCGGTTCATGCAATAAGGTCTTCTGGTCGTCTTGTTGGCATAAAACTTAAGTCAGAATTTAATAAAAAAGAATACCGAAGCCTTAAAGATAAACTTTATAATATAGACACAGGTCAATATACTGCTGGCGAACTTGCTCAAATCCTTGACACTGGGAAGGGGACTGTATACTCTCTATGCACAAGATACGACCTTCC